AAACCTTTTGGCATATATTTTCTTTCGTTATTTTGCTCGTGCCAGAGGCGTCTTTCCAACATCCCGATCGTGGATTCGGCGTCTTTTAGCAGCCCTTCATTATTGCACGCGACACATTGCATGTTCGCTTGCTGAGAGCAGTGGCAGGGGTATTGTTTCATGGCTTCAATTCTTCCTCGATTATTTTACAAAACTGATCCTGTTTATTCGTCCAGTAGTCGATATTGTCTTGGATAGCCTTCATTGCGTTCTCAACGTCTGAATAGACGGATGAGATAGCGCGAGTCTCAGGATTCGCGCCACCCTCATCGACTTCGTAGGCATACAGGGTGCCGTCCTGAAATCGCTTATGCGCGATAATCTTGCCTTCGATTAGACACGTATTTATAACCCAAACACCTTCGCCAATTGGAAATGGGTGATCCTTAGTCATTATTCAGCCTTTTCGGAGTTGATTTCCGCGATAAGCTGTTGGCAGGCAGTGCGGAGCAACCCTAGCTCTTTGTGTGGGACATCATCAAGATAGTTCAGCCCCGCTGCAACCCGTTCGAGGTGCAATGCAACATTTTTCAAGGCCTGCTGAGTCTGTGAGGTCATAAGTTAACCGATGGTTGCAACGAGGTTTCCAGACCGAAGCGATTTCATCAATGCCCGACGGTCAAATGATGCGTAGGCCGAGAAAGCTTGCGTATCTGGTATGATCTCTCCCCACACGATACGGAATGGCAATTGAGCCTTCAAAGCTCGCAATTGCGCTTCCTGTTCAGCCGTAAAAATGTCTGCTCTCCGGTCTTTATTCATAACACAAATCCGCAAAGTTCTTCCGTCGAATAATGGGTTGCGCCGATTGAATCCCGACACAAAAACACCGGCTCGGACAATTCCAGACCGTCACAGTATCGGCTTACGCCACACAGTTTGATAATCTCGCCGTTTGACCGCTTGTGCGCGGTCTTATAAAACTTGGCTTTGCCCGCGATCTCTGCCCAGCTTGGCGCAAAGTGCGGCACATCATCCCAAGGGAAGGTGATCATTTTCACTGCGATTGTCATATTCTATTTCGTTATTTTGCCCGGCGGCTAATTCCGCTCACTGTCGAAACCTTAGCAGACCTTTATCATTTGTAAACGATTATTAAATAGTAGGACAGATAACCTGTTGACTGGCAGGTGAATTCTCTTGTGTCAATACTGTATCTTGTTGACTCTTTACACGCGCGTTTTTCCGAGGCTTTTTGTCCTTGCTCCCTTTTTTCCTCCCACCAAATTCTTTGCCGATCCGCCGCGCGTTTTCAGCCCACTCCACCGGATTTCGGTTGCGGCGCGCGCGGTCCAGATGCTCTCTGAGTGTGATTTCTGCCATGCGTGCAGATTATACGTGCGTCCAAGGTTGTCAACGTTTATCTTTCACACATGCCAGTTTTCCGTTTTCTGCCTCCCGCCGAGACTTTGACCAAACCGGCAACATTTGCCCAGTAAGGACGAACGCCGTTTTACTTTAACGTTACAATTTCGCTTTTAAGGTGCCTCTGTCGTCCGGGAATTCGTCCTTTCCTCATCAAGAGCCCTCTTTCGCCTCAAAACGCCGAATAACCAGCTTCCAGCTAATCCACGGCCCAAACCATCCCGTGGTCACAAATACCAGTTTTCGACCGGCATAGCAAAAATCCGGCAGGAATTGAAATAACCAATTGTGATATGGGAATTCACATATCACCGGCCTGACTTAGAAAATGCTAAACTGAGAAAATGCTAAAATTCCCACGGCGCGCCAGATGCTTCCAGGACGCAATCTGTACGGCAAAAATCCGGCGGTATCTGCCGCCGGTCAGTGATTATTCAGCCTTTGGCTTAGGTTTGGCCAGGAATTCCCGCCTTGCCGCCTTGATCCGCTCTGTCCGCTTCGCTAGTTCTTCAGCAGAGAATCGTTTCGGGACGCCTTTGGCCCGGCGTCCAAGGGATTGTGCGGCGCGGTTCATACTATCACCTTGGATTTCTGTTTCCGCTTGTGCGCCAGCGAACAAAGGATTATTGCCGCATGGCGTCTTGCTTCAAGAGGCTCGGCGCCATCGTTGAAAACTTTCATGGACGGATGGCCCGCAAACTCAGCAAGGCATTCGTCACACAGCATTGTGTCCGCAGGCTTTTTACCCGCGCACGGGCAATGGGAATCTTGGAAGCTCATAGGTTATCTCCATTGGATTTGCCCGACGCTGATAACGTCAGTGCGGGTATGTCTCTTGAACCACTTGCGGCATATAGATTCCGCAGCGGTCTTGTTTTTGGCAGGGTTGTAGTTGCATAAGTGAATTTTATTTCTCTGTAAAATAAGCTTTCCGAAGCAGCCGCATAAAGCGTGACTTCGATGTTTTCACGGCGTGGGTGGTAAATAATCCAGATTGTCGGCCTCTGTTGTAATCGCGCTTGTAACGAAATAAGCCAAACCGGAAAGAGCCATCTCTGATGGAGGCTCAGACATACTTTCGGCCCGGACCGCATATTTCGGGGCTTCCCGCCGAATGACATCTGATGCAATCCCTTGAGCAGTCATCAGGCCGTCTTTGCGGGCATCGTTTTGCAAAGCGATAAGGTCTTTCACAGTAATTTGGCCACCTCTGCCAAGCTTTTTCTCAATATACCAATCTAAGGCAAATTTCATATTTTTAGAAGTGTGGTTAGTTTTGAAATGGCACGTTCAGCATTCCTCGCCGCCGGCGCGGTTCATTCTGTACTCACAAAAGCCGATTGCGTTACGAAGTCTGGATCGCCAGATTCGCTATGCGCCTCACAATGACTTTGTGCCTCATCCTCGGAGTCGAAATAAGCTCTCGAATTGCCGTCGCTCGTTATGCTGCCGCCATCGTCCAGATATTGACTCTTATATCCTGCCACCGTCTCCACCTCTCTCCAGCAAAAGAATTTGTTCATATTTCCTTTAATCGAGCGTTTCTGGCATTTCAGACTCAACTAGGCATCTCGCAGAATTGCAGTTCGGGCACTCGATCCATTCGGCTTTTTCGCCGCGCAATGTCCCTGTTATTGTTGAGACCATGTCCCCCGCATCAATCGTTTCCGCGCAACTGCATCGGCCAAAATCCTCTGCCTCTTGTTCCGTTACTTTGTGATAATTCATATTCATATTTCTTTCGTTTTACGGCGGGCTTTATTGCCTTACCTGTTACGAATTTACCATAACAGCTTATGAACGCAACACCTATTAAATAGTTTGACACGTAACCCGCTCAACGTCAACCAAACATTCTCGGCGTCAATACTAACAGTCTGACCTTGACTGCCGAGTGTGCGTAACTTAGGGTCTTCCCATGTCCGATTCTGCTGACGCGACCTCGGCCAGCGACACTGACGCGGCCCTAATTGATGACCCACGCCTAGCTTTTCGCTGGGAATCATACCAGGCCAAAGACCGTCAAGTCGTTCACCTACAACGTATTCTGATGTTCCACGCCAACCAGCTAACGACTGATCCTAGGGATGCGTCGGTCCTTGCGTGCGCCTGGGAGCGGCTCGAAAACCGGCTGAACCGGATGCGCATGAAGCCAGAACCGAAACCAGTGGACGTGAGTCAGGATGACAAACGAGGGCGCGCTCACACCCTAGCCCTGGCCTCGGACGAAGCAGACCCAAGTCCTGTGATCCTGCCGAAAGTGGGGTGATTGTGGCCTCCGGCCTACTACCTGTAGTGTCCCAGTCTCCATGCTGAGTATTGACAGGCCACAAGCGTGTAAGCCGTTGACTGAGAGCAGTTGAGTGTCAACACTAGTGAATACAATAGATATAGTACGCAGCTCGACCAACGATTAAGCTTGACACGTTGATCGATCCTCCCCGACAGTGAATGAAGAACCCCTCAGAGACCAAGCCTCAAGCATTCTTTTTCCTGGCCTGGGGGTCTCCACACCCCCACCCGGCAGGGGGAACCAGTGACCAGCGTTGACAGTCGGGACTCCCGTACATGCTGACACTCAAATTCTGGAAAGTTTTACCTCCACCATTGGAATTGTCCGAGAGTTTTTCGTTTCAAGCGTTTGGCTTTGAGTTGGGCCGCCTGACAAGCTGCGCCGTGTAGCCACTGGCCTTTAAAAGAAAGGTCGGACAGAATTTTGGGTTTATGTGGTCCAATTGTCATAGTGAAAATAATATACCTGAGAGGTGTTGGGACGGTCAAGGGGATAGGGAGAGGAGCCGTGGGGGTGTTGAACTCAGTGTGACTCCCACCTATTTCGAGACTGGATTTTGGGAAAACCCTTCAACCGTCAAGGAATCCTTGACTTTTGCCGCGGCTTGTCGGCTGGAATTCCTCCGAGATCGGCATTTGTGCTATAACACGAGCGATAGCGAGTGTTATATCTGCATCTGCATCTGCATCTGCATCTGCATCTGCATCTGCATCTGATAGGCTGACAAAATCCACTTTGCATACAGTCAGCAATGTCAATGACAGTCAGCAATAATGTCAAAGAAAGTCATTGACAGTTTACGGTCAACCTGTCAGTGTTTTATTTAATGACGCAAGATTTTAGTGAAAAATGGAATCGTTTTCCAACATCATTCAAGGTGCCAAAAGGGTATCGAAGGAGGTTCGTGTTCAAAAGTCGAAAGTTTAAATACGAGATTCGAGCTGGTGGATTTGGTAGGTTTATCGAAACTCGCACGGTGGGGGTCGTTAGTAATGAAACGGAGCAAAGCCGGTGCCTGGACTGGATTATGGAATCTATGATGTTGATTCGTGTGGAATGCGGGGCGGAGAAGTGAGTCAAACAGATCAGTTCGCAATGGTGTACGAGTCAATACTGGATTCGTCGATTGCCGACGATTACGAGGTTCGGCATTTTTTTGAGGATATGCTCAAGCTGGCGGATTGGCGAACTGGGATTGTTGACAGGACACCGGAAGCCATACACAGGAGAATAAATTTGCCTTTGGAAAAAGTGAAGGAACTGTTGAATCGGCTGGAACAGCCCGATACTAAGGACAGATCGGGGAACGAGGAAGGACGCCGGATAATCAGGTTGGACGAACATCGGTCTTGGGGATGGACGATAGTCAATTACCAGTGTTACCGGGCAACACGGTCAGCGGAGGAGCGAAGGGAGTACAACCGCACAAAGCAGGCGGAGTGCAGGGCCAGGAAGAAAGAGGAGAACGGGAAGAACGACGTAACGCCCGAGGCATTACCAAACGTTACAAAGCGTTACACGTTCACGCCGCCGACGCTGGAGGAGGTCAAACTGTTGATGGATAAGAGCGGCTTGCCGGACATCGAGGCTGTAAAATTTATCGATCATCACGCTTCAAAAGGGTGGAAGATTGGGAGAACCCAAACGCCGATGCGAAGCGTGTCTCACGCCGTTGGGACTTGGAAAACCAACTACGAAACATTTAGAGAGCACACAGATAACAAATCTCCGGCCAAATCAGGCGCGCAAAAATCCATAGATCGCGACATCGCGGATTTGGACAAAATCATCAAGGGATAAAATGAAAATCGTTTACGAATGCAAACTATGCCGCCAAACGTCCGTCGCCGAAACGGAGGATGGGGATAACTGTCCCCCGGATTGGATTGAGCGGTTGAAAAAACTACAGGCCTGCAATCCGTGTTCAGACCTGCGATCACGGTTCAGGACGGCGGAACGGCAGATTTACGACGCCTGCACAAAACTGGTTCGGATGAAGTTGATGAGGGTTTCCGAAGAGGACAGGCAACTCATTCGTAAGAAGGTCGATCAAGCTTTGAGACATTGCACGCTGAGGTATGCGCAAGCGATGGCTGTTTACAGGAAGCTTCCAAAATACGTTTGGGACGAAGATTTTGTATTTCAGTTGATGGAAAAACCCGATGATGCGACGGGTATTCTTAGACGCTACCGAGCGATGTTGAAATCCAATTTTCAGCCCGTTCAGACTGAATACCAATCCCCGACAGCAGACCCATGAAAAATTTATGAGTCGTTCGCGCTACCCAAAATTAAGGGGGAAAGGTAAATGCAGAGGTTGTGGAAGCGATGTCCCTAAAGGCAGGATGACATGGTGTTCGTCCAAATGCTTTGAGGAACACGATCCCGTTACCGCAAGGTTCAGGGTTTATCAACGGGATAAGGGGGTTTGTTGTCAATGTGGATTTAACTCAGAAAAGGAGAAAAAGAGAATTCATTGGATGAGGCATTGGGGGCCAGTAATGCCAGAACTCCACGTTTGGGAAAAAAGGTTTCATCGAAAAACGGGATTCGACAGGGTGAGATACGCGCGCGCTGTTGCTGTTCGGATTCGACATCAAAAGCGATGGCTCCAAGCCGCCGCCATGCGAGTCGCAAAATATGTTGCGATGGGATTTCCAACGATACTTCAGAGTATGTCTTGGTGGCACGCAGACCATATTGTTCCCCATTCAGAGGGCGGCACTCACGCTTTGGAAAATATGAGGACGCTTTGCATACCGTGCCACAAAGCACGGACTAAGAAATGGCACAAAGAAAGGAAAATGGCGGCATGACCACCATCGAGGTAAAATGTTGCCGGTGCCAGAATCTGATCATGCTGACCGCTGATTTTCCCAATAGAATTGACATTCTCGCGCTCAGTCGAATGCTGGTCTGCAATGGGTGTGTCGCTTCTATCCGTAGCCTCGCCAAGAAACACGGTTCCACCCGCCCTCCCGCCGAGAGAACATACCGTAAACCCTGCGCTGATTGAGGAAAGGAAAAATAAAAATATGAGCGACAATACCGAAGTGAGAGTGATGAAACGCAATGCCCACGGATGGAGCCAGATTCACCGTGGAATTGTTGTGTCTCAAAATGATTCGTTCTTGAAATTGTACAATGAGGATGATCCTTACGATGCGTCGCCACTAACAGCCGAATGGTTTGCGCGCGACTCCGAAATGATTCGGTGCGAGCCATTATGACAATCTCCGAGCCAAGAAAAGAGCCGGTGCCGCCGAGAAAACGGCCAGCGCCTAATCGTGGGGTGGCTCTTCGCAGCCGGGTAAACACTGCCGTCCTGAAACTTCAAGTCGGATGGATGATTGAAATCACAGATCCCCAAGGCAGGGTTGCGACCAATGCCCTTCGAGCCGCGCAATGCCACGGCGTGGAAATAACCACCCACAAAACCGTGGAAGGAACGTTGAAAATTTTCAGACTGTCGTAAATAATTATGAATACAAAAAAACAATGGTCGTGCCCCGATTGCGGGCACATGAACGACGAAAAACAGACCGAGTGCAAGTGTGGAACATTGAAAGGTGACGCCGCACTTTTCGACATTTCGCTGACTCCACTCGATGAGTTGGAAAATAAGCTGGCGACAATCGGAGCGCAGGAAGTGAAGGCCGTAGCCGTCGTGCCGCCAACTCCGCTGGAGCCGGTGATCGAAACCCGGCCAGTGCCAAAGTCCGCTGAGCCAGTGGACTTGATCGCCACGAATCCACAGGAAATGCGCCACGCGCAGCACGCGCTAATCGACTGGGTTGTAGCCAAGCTGGAAGTTGTCAAAGGGGAAATTGAGTCTGCCAAAGGGGAGTCTTCTGAGTTGGCGGAAGCCTTGGCCCATGCCAAGGCCCAGAATTGGAAAACGTCAACAATTGGAAAGCATCACGATCTCGCCATCAAGCGAATCGGATTTGCGCAATCCAGGCTGGCGTATTACACAAAAATAATGACGGCGTTGCAGGCCGGGTATTACATCGTTCCGCCGATGGACATGGAACTGTTCGCCATTCGCACCGACAAAGAAAAGCCCGCACGGAGGTGCAGGCTGCTCTCATTTCCGGGACAAGGAAATTTTGAGATGGAATGCCAAACTCTGCCGATGGGGGTTGGTGATTATAAAAACCCACACCCAAAAGTTGAGGCGGTGGGGGAAACGCTTACGGATGACAAAGGCAATAGAAAACGATCATACGCCGCAACGGACTGGGACGCCATAGACTTTCCTGTCAACATGATTAAGCCAAAGATCATGGAAGCAACCGACCGGGCGATGGCGCTTAAGGTGTTCGACGAGATGGGGGTTCTTCCACAGGATTACCGGCGAAATCCAGACCCGGTGATTTTGGGCCGAATCTATCAACCCAAAAAGAATTCATCGTACCTGAATCCGGTCGCCATCACGTTTATGATCGCGTGGCACCTCAACACCAAAGACCTGTGAACGCAAACACAAAACATGACTTGCAGGAGTTTTTGTTAGTGGCATAGTTTCTCCGTTCGGAAAAACGGCTGTTCCTTCAGACCTCCCGGCATTGGCTGTGATTTTATCACTCGACTCTGCCGGGCTGTTGGTTCCAACTCAGCCACGAAAGCTGCAGCGAGTACGGGCGTTATTTAAGCCGTGATTGGAGGAGCCTTCGCAGCCTGCACAGCCGCACCGTGAGCCTCGAATGCCCCTTTGGTGAATAGAGAGCAGCTATCAGACAATAGTTTTGCCCCGGTGTACACACCGGCCATGTACTGAGCCCACATGACTGTCCGAGCGTCCGCATCGGAGTACTCTTCAGGAAAATTTGCCTGTGCTTGAGCCTCGAAGGAAACCCTCACAAGTTCGCTCAAGGATTGTTGCGCTGGCGCGGCTGTTCCGATTTCGGTCGGTGCTCCTGATATTGATTTGCGTTTGATTCTGCTCATAATGTTTGTGGATTCCACGTTAATTCCAAGAAGCGACTGTCAACAATGCAACGGCCAGCGCCTCCCTGGTCGTCCAAATACTTCGGAGAATGCCATGATGCTTTACCTGGGTCCTGGGCTTGCACCCAATGGCGCGAAACGACGCATTCCCCCGGTTCAACTTGGGGAGCAATCCACCGACGTTTCTTGCGCTCCTTCACCCACTCGCCCAGACCCACAGCCAAAACCTTATACATCACGCTGCCATGCTGGTAAGTGTCCGGCAGAACGAATCGGCCAGACGCGGTGATATTCTCCTCAATGCGCAAGAGCAAAACCCGACATCCAAGAAGCCTGCCTTTGAACGGCGGGTATTGGGTAGGAGCGCGGTCGAGGTGCGGCATGTGCGCCTCTCGGTCGAAACCGGGAGCGATATGCCGAAGCTCTGGAAATGGGGTTACGGCGTCCATCTTCTAAAAATTCCTTGCAGAACGTGAGGTTCTATTTTTTCAGCGTCATCCAGCCCTCTGCAAAGGCAAGCATTGATCAGTTTCTCCAATGAAATTCCACGAGCTGCGGCCAGCTTTTTAGCCCGCTTGTGCTGGTCGTCGTAAATGTGAACAACCTTTGTCGGTCTTGCCATTCGCGTAACAATAGACAAAGTGAAAAAGAATGTCAACTTTTTCTTGCAATCCGATTCAGGCTCGGTATTGTCGGGGGAATGGACGCAGCAACTTTGGATCTTGAACTCGGAACTCTGGTGCGCCGGGCCATCAACAGCGGGCTTGAGCCGGTGATTGTCAGTGGACTCCTTGTCCAAAATATGTTTGAGGTCGCCAATCACATCCGAATTCGTAGCGAGCAGATGGTTATCCGGGAAGCTCTTGGGACTGCTAATCCGAAGGGCAATTCTAAACCAGGACTGCAAGGAAATTGAGTATGCCGCAATATAGGTTGAAATCAAGAAATAGACCTTTGCCTGGAGGTGTACCATTTTTGGACCCACGCACCCGGTACGAAGCCAAGCCTCACACCAGCTTCGATCAGACCTGCCGGGAGGTTCTGTCGTCACGTCAAGGCAATCCATCGTTCTGCAAACGATACAATCTATCTACGGACATCAACGTGATCGAACTCGAAGTCGATACCTACCTTGCAAAAGTGGCGCACGATCACAATTGGACTGACTACTTCATCACCGCCGACGCGAACATCGCTCCGCCCATTCCGTCAGACCCCGGCATAAAAAAAAATATGGGCGTGCGTGCCGCTCTTGTGGGCATTAAGACCCTGGCTGAAATGGTGGGGTCAGAGGGGCCGGTGGAAAAGCCTTCGGCGGAAAACCGGGCTGCAATATGCGTCGTTTGTCCGAAGCACGAAAAAGGAACTTGGGAAAGCCTGTTCACAATCCCCGCCGCAAGAGCCGCTAGAAAGATCATCGGCATTGTCCACGGGGCCAGCCTCACGACTTCCAACGACGAAAATTTGCGCGTGTGTGGCGCCTGCGGTTGCCCGTGCCTTGCCAAAGTGTGGGCGAGGATTGAGCATATCCAAAAGCACATGGACGATGAAACCAAAGCTGCGTTGGCTCCCGGTTGCTGGATCGTCGCTGAATCCAAATGAGATCATGCTGGTTAATGAGCCCACAACCGGAGAACGTCCTGCGTGTGGTGGTCGCCTACATCTGCGTCACGGATGGAAACTTAACCGATGCGTACTCGCCTCGTTTTGTTAGGACGTACCAAGAGAACCCATCGGGCTATCCACACGATTTGTACATAATTTGCAATGGAGGCCCACTTCCGCCACGTAAAAAATCCTTCTTCGATGCACTGGATTGTGAGTTTTTCGAGAGGCCGAATGATGAAGGAAAGGACTTGAGCGGGTACCAGGATTTGGCTGAACGTCTCGTGATTAAAAACGAGGCTGACTTTCTCGTCTGCTTTGGCGAGTCAATCTATTTTCATCGGACTGGCTGGCTTGAACGTCTCGTGGCCGCACGACTGGCGCACGGTCCGGGCATGTATGGGTGCTTCTCAAGCCACATGGTCAGGGCGCATCTGAACACGACGGGGTTTGGGATTGATCCAAAGCTGATCACCAAATATCCGAAGGTCAGGACGAATGCTGAACGATACAATTGTGAGCACGGCCAGAATTGCATGTGGAAACGGCTTGTGGCCGGAAAAAATACGGCGGCGCTGGTGACGTTCCAAGGCGTGTACTTTCAAGGCGAATGGCGACGAGGGGACGGAATAATGCACCGAGATAAACAAGAGAATTGCTTGGCCTGGTGCAATCATACCAGTAAATTTGAACAAGGCGACCCGCCAACGCGTCAGCTTTGGAGCAGTCAGAGCGATAGCCCATACAGGATATGAGCCTCGAAGTTGCACCGCCCAAGATTGCTGTCTGGTACCACTGCCGTTTGGTTGGCGGAAAGAATGTGGACAGCGGCGCGTCAATTGACCCAGCCTGGGGTCTTGCTCTGTTTAATGAGCAAATAACAACTTTGGGCCAAAGCGGCTTGCTGAGATCGGCCAGAGAAACTTTTATTTGCGTGAATGGAGACGCCGAATTGGCTTGGAACTATGACAGGCTTTTGCCCCGCTACTTCAAGGGAGTGGTTAACCTTGTTGACAACGGCAAGGATGCGAAGAGTCTTCTGTCCACAGTGTCAAAACTTCAAAACTGGTTGCCAGGCCATGAAGACTGGCTGATCCTGTTTTTCCATTCCAAGGGAGCCACTCACCCCAACGATCCGTTCATGGACAGGTGGCGCGGGTGTATGACCACCAATCTGATCGCCCACTGGCGGCAATGTGTCATGGACTTGAACAGCGGCAATTACGACGCGGTTGGAGTCCACTGGACGCACAACTCACCACAAGACCAGAACGCGCGCGACTGGGGTGCCAACTCTTACTTTGCTGGCTGTTTTTGGTGGGCGACAGCGCATTATCTTCTGACGCTGCCGAAAGTGCCGGAGAAGCCGCACAACAGACATCAATGGTTCAAGCCGGAATTGCTGCTTGGCTGCGGAAAGCCGAGGATTCTGGATTACCACGAAGGGAGCGTTATGGTTCATGTATGAAAGCGATATTAAAACCACTCAAAAGAAGATACTACGGCACCATTGTTGAAATAGTTGACGGTCCTTATGCTGGTCACGAAATAACAGTGTGGATTTCAGTTGGTGATTGCGACCTACAACCCAGCAAGAGGGAGCTTGATTTTGCTGGTATAACTCAGGATCAATGGAACACCAATCCTCAAGTCGGAACTTGGCCGATGGAGACGCCAGATTATTGTGACGGAAAACCCGGTCAGGCGTTAATGGCGCGAGATCAATTAGGCATTTGCGACACTCATTTTGAGGGCAGAATTGCTTACGAAGCGGCCCTTGGACTGATTGAAGTGTTGAAAGGAATAAAGTCAGAACCATGAACACCGTCCTATTCGTAAATCACAGTCAAGAAAACTGCGGGGTTCACAGCTACGGCAAGCGCGTCGCGCAAATCTTCAAAGGGTCGAGAAAATGGAATGTGGTTTATGCGGAACCGGGAAGCCCCTCCGTTTTAGCAATGTTGGTGATGGCTCTCAAGCCAGCGTTTGTCATTTACAATTATCTAGCTCAGACAATGGCGTGGTTGGATCATCCGACAATTAGGCTGTTGAGAAATGAAGGTGTCAAACAAGGTTTGATCGTTCACAACATCGGACAAGCGGAGATTTTTGATTTTTACCTGCATCAGAATCCTGGCCATCCGCAGGACGCGACGAACTTCCCGTTGTTCAGGCCGCTGTTTGATTATAAGAAAAAATGGGGCAGTCCAGATACTCCAGATGCGTACAAGGTGCCCGAAAAACAACCGCCTCTCTGTATTGGCACATTCGGATTCGCTCTCCCGGAGAAAAACTACCCTGAAATTTGCAGGCTGGTGAACGATCAATTTGACGAGGCGGAAATCAGGATGCACCTGACGGCGGCGCACTTCAGGCCCGATCAGGGGTGGCTGGAACAAATCAAGGCCGATTGCGACAAGGCTATTACCAAGCCCGGCATGAGGCTCTACATCACAACCGACTTCCGAGACGATGAGGCGATTTTGGACTTTCTGGACGGGAACGATTTAAACGTGTTCCTGTACCAATATTTCCCGCATTACAACGGACTGAGTTCTGTGATTGATTACGCGCTGTCGGTTCGGAAACCAATTGCGGTTTGCAAGAGTGGGTTGTTCTCGCACATCAACAACGCGGTGCCGTCGATTTGCGTTGAGGACAGGCCGTTGCCGGAAATAATGCAGGGCGGATTCGAGCCGGTGAGAGGGTTTGCTGAGGAATGGAGCCATCCGAATTTCATCCGGCATCTGGAAGGAGTGTTGGATTCGTTGACAACGTGAGTACGGTGTCGGATGCACTCACGGTGTCGAAATTCGAAATGTGATGATTACAAGTATTACGGAGCGCGTGGAATCACTGTCTGCGAAAGGTGGTTCAATTTTGGGTAGTGGGCTACTTTGAAAATGAAATTTGAGCGAAAATGGGCTATGCCAAGTCGAGACACATTCTCCATTAATCCGATTGGAGAATTTGTTAAGCGTTACATGACAAACAGCAGGGTAAGCGTTGATCCTTTCGCCCGAAACTGCAATTGGGCACGGTTTACCAACGACCTGAACGCTGAAACATTGGCGCAAAGCCACTTAGACGCAGAAATATTTCTGCGCGATTTAAAGTTTGCGGACGGGCAAGGGATTGTTGACCTTTTACTTTTCGACCCTCCTTATTCACCGCGTCAAATCAGCGAATGCTACAAATCCGTTGGGCAGGAAGTAGGAATTAAAGGAACCCAAAATGCCGCGCTCTATAAACGTTGCCGCGATGCGGCAATTCCGATCCTGGCTGAGAATGCGGTTGTCCTAACTTTTGGATGGAACAGCACCGGGATGGGTAAAAAACGTGGGTTTGAAATTATCGAAATTCTTCTTGTTTGTCACGGTGCCGGGCACAACGACACGATTTGTTTAGCCGAGAGAAAGTGTGCCACTTTGCCATGAACGGACTTAGCCGCGCAATCCCTCCGTTCGGTAGTGGGCTAATGCCAGCGCGTTGCTGTCGGCTGGTCTGTGTTTGCGTTTTTGCATGGTTCCAGTTTCACGCGGTCAAATCTTTTTTTTTGCCAATGATTTTTCAAAGTAACCCACTACCCAATTTTGAATTGTTCGTGCAGGACATGATGCCGACATTTAGGCTGGGACTTACTTTGGATAGAAAAGAAAACAGCGGTAATTACGAACCGGGAAATTGCCGGTGGATTACTCAGGCAGAGCAGATTAAAAATCAGCGACCTTGGGGAAGCGTTACGAGAATATGACTTTCATCGTTCTAATGTGTTTTTCTAGGATACGCCATACAGCTCTCCTAAAGGAGAATTTTCAATATGCTCTGAGGGAATTTACTGGTACGATTCGGTTGATTCCTGTGTGTGACAAAATAGATCAGGTGCTTTGTTGGGCTGATTGCAGTTTTGCACAGCCGATTTTGTGTATTAACAAGAGAGGATGGTTTCAAGGTCACTCTCTTTTGAACGCTGCTCTTGACCAATTATTTCCAGTTGAGAATCCCATGCAGACGTGGTGTTCGACTTGGACTGATGATGACGCCTACGAGCCGAGATTCTTTCAGGACTTGGCAGAGCGGATTCAGAAGGCAAATAACCCTCAAGTGGCAGTCGTGTCGATGCGGCGTTGGATGCACCGATCAACTCCGGTCGATCATCTGGCCGCGACTCCCGCGCACATGCGAGTTTGCTCGGTCGGGTTGGAGCAGATTTACGTCCGGGCCGACATCGCGCAGCATTACCGGTACGGAAACAGCGGGATTGCGGACGGGTTCATGGTGGAGCAGCTTTACCGCGAGTGCGGGAAAGGGTTTGCTTTCTTTCCAGAACTGGTCACTAATTGGAATCGTTTCGTATGAGTGACTACAGAAGCCAGTTCGGCGAAGATAAATGGATCGTGGAAAACCTTCCCCACATCCCAATAGGCACCTTCTGCGAGGTCGGCGCGTATGACGGAGTTGAATCCAGCAACACCCTTTATTTCGAGCAGCAAGGCGCGTGGGGAGTCGTCATCGAGGCCGACAACGAGATGGCCGGGAAGTGTTTTAAAAACAGAAGGGTGCCGACGTACTGCTGCGCCATTGGCAAGCAGACCGGGACGGAACTGTTTTACGTGAACGCTAGCGCGCGCGGCAATTCAGGATTGGATCGCCCAGGCATACCGGAGAACGTCGCGGTTTATACGCTGTACGAGGTGTTGAAACTGGCCGGGTTGTGGCGAGATTTGGATTTGCTGAGCATCGACACAGAAGGAACGGAACTTGACGTAATCGCCGGCATTGGCCCGATTCGACCCAAGATCATCATTGCGGAGTTTTGGACGCAGCCAAACCCGCCGGTGCCGAACACGATCAAGGATGGGATTGAACCTCTCGGGTACAAAGAGGTTCACCGGACAGAGGCGAATTTGATTTTTGTAAAAAAATGAGTATTGCCGATCAATCAGCTAACGAACGATTGGAGAAGGCAAGAGACGATTTTTATGCTGCGCTTCAAACGGAGTGCAAGCCGGGCAATTGGCATTGCGCGGCCCTGGTTGTTACTGGCCCGAATGGTGTATGCCTCGATCTTAGAGTAATTGGAAAAGGTCACGAGGACATAAAAGAGACGTTGATTAAAATGCTCAATGAGCATCAGCCAAACTTCACAATGGCGAATCTGATTGTTAAGAAGGTATGAAGCGCGAGACGCGAATGATTCATGTTCTGATGAGCCTCTTGGACGTAACGGATCATAGCGTTTATTGCGGTGATGAAAAAGAACGGAAACGACTCAACATTTCCCCATGTCCTCGCTGCGCTTGGGACAAACTAAAAAATGGAATTGACACCAAAAAGTCTCGATCCGATTTGAAGAAGTTATTGGAATCAGCCGGCAGAAAGTTCACTGATTGAAAATATGAGAACGATCTCCATTACAGTTGATCTGCTAGAAGCGATGCGATTGCTTGACTGGGCTTTTAGAGGAGTGTCGCTTGATGCTGATATTCGCATGGTGGCAATGGAGGGAATCATAAAAATTCCAAAGGATCAATTTGAAGCAAGCACTTCAATGATTGCTGCTTATCCAGGAATGAGGGCTTTAGCAATATCTCTCAATAGGGCCATTCAGGATTCGACCATTGACGAGAGAAAAGAGATTATTCGTGAAATTCCAAAACGGTTTGGCTCAACTAAACATTAACTCTCCATCCTCGTGAAAGGATTTGGCTTGATCGCGCAACTTTACTTTCCACAGTTGGTCTTCTTCCTCTGCATCCGGGGCGTTCATTCGTCGGATGGCAAAACCTCGCATTTTGGCACCGCAAATTCCAGTCACCAGAGCGTCAAATCTGTCTGGTGAATAACCGGCCTTTTCCTTGAAGTCAGCCTTGGTTTCAATCTGAATTTTGTTTCCACCAACACGTTTATATTCCCGTTGGCATCCCTCTTTCATGGTTTCCTCGTCCAGTCCACGGAACTGTTCCGACTCGATGATGAGCCTCACCGAGTACCACAATTCCGTGACAAAGTTGAAATAGTAGTCACGGCAAGAGGTCTGGATTTCAGCCGAAACGGTGCCTTCCGATGGCTTCCCGCCAAAGTCGATTGCGACGGGCTTGGTGCTCCAAAGCTGCGTCATTTTCTGCACGAGCGACGTTCTCATGCCCGGTTCGTAAAAGAAGTTGTGAGGTGGAATCCCTCGTTCCTCGCACGTTTTTTTGGACCATACAACGATTTGATCCTCGGCTCCCTTTACGTCGCTGCCTTCAATCGGCACAATCCACGTTTTGATCAAGGCGATGATTTGGCGTCCATCGTTGGTCGGTGGTACTTGGCTTATAATCCCATCAGCGGCCATCGCGCCGGGATGCGGCGGACGCCATGCCTCATACCCGAAATGCAATTCATGCGCCACGCAACGATCTCCACCATACCCGGCGTCCATGCAAATGATGCGCGTCTTGGTCGCACTGGCCCACATAGCCTCATCCAGAGCGTGGCCGTTGATGCACATTTGGCGGGTGATAACACGGCTGGCTCCCTGTCCGCGGGGCCACCGACCTTCGTTGAACATCTGGAAATGCCAATCCGTCTTCCCCCAAGTGCGGGCGTCCTTTTCCATCCGCTCAAGAGTCATCAAAAACGGGTAAGGAACAGGGTCATTTGGGCCAACGTCCATATTCGGACTGTCGGAACCTGGTAATTGGACGCAGATGCCATTATCAAAGCGTGTGCGCCATACTTTTGTTTTTCCCTCCTGGTCAATGTTGCTGTCCCATCCTCCAAGGCTTGCGTGAGGTTCGCAGAGCTTGCCGTGAGCGTCCATGATGTCGGATGGGTTTCCGGCCCCGATAAATTTGCAGTCCGCCCCAGGTTCCATGAAATTAGCAGTGCCGTCCAAGGCCGACGCCGGCAAAGTTTGAAGTTCGTCGATGAACCAACGCTTGCGCTTGTTCTTGATGCCGACGACATTCTCCATCGCGTTTTTGTCGCCTTGCCGAATGGCTATTCCGATAAATCCGCATCGAAAATCCCGACCCTCTGTAAATTCGTCGTGATGGCTGGTGACGATTCGGCGTCGTCCTTCAATAAGATAACCCGGAAGAAACACGCATCGGTTTTTGGCGGCGCGATGACGCATTTTCACCTCGCCAAAAATGCGGTTGTCCAATCCTTCCATTGTGGTTGAGGACAAAATCACCGTGGTATTTGAGGAGTGACAGTAATAATCCGTGAGCAAAATGACCGCCATACTGCCGGTCTTGGTGCTGTTTTTTGGCCCTGTAAGCCCCATCCATTCGTGAGCCAAATAATTTTCAAGAATCAGGTCAAACCAACGATGTTGAAGAAATTCTGGCCAGCAAATCTCAATGAACTTTTTGTAATGGAAAAACAGGCCATTGCCACAAATGACCCCGTCGTTTCGTGCCCATGTTCCTCCCTTCTGAATGCATCTCCGTTCGCATTCCAGCGGGTGCATGGTTGACGCCCAGTGGTAACGGTACTTCTCAATCATTTCCCTCATGTGTCTTGACTCTACGGGGCGGGGTCGTAAAGTGCAATCAAATGGCTGAGACCCCAATAATCTCCACAGGCTCATCGGATTTCAGTCAAGGTGTCGATTCCATCAAGACTCCGACGCAGGCTGGAGCCGACAACCCGAATGGTCTTACAGCCAATCAACTTGCATGGCTCATAAATGGCACCGTCCGGGACGGGTCAATCTCTCCTCGTGACCGCTGGGCGTACCGAGGCGTTACGGTGGGTGTTTCGTCTCTGCCGTATTTGCTCGGATCAATCTTCCAAGGCAAGACCCCGTACTATCCCGCCACTGGAAACCCGTACGAGATTCACGTCGTTGGCGGCCACATTCTCAAGGTTGACCCGACCGGCGTATTGCCTCCCATAGACCTGTCGGCGGTGTATGGACTGTCCTTTCCTGTGCCGTTAGCGGCCAAGTGTTACTTTGTTCAAGCGGGGGCGTATCTGGTCATCCAGTCAGGGGATTACAACCCACAAACCGGGAACGGAACGCTCCCCCTATTTTGGAACGGGTCGGTGTTGATCCGGTCGAATGGGATCACTGGCGTTACTCAAGTGGGCCTTCCAATTTACAACAGTTACACTGTTGGAACTCAGTTTGCGTGGACTGTCCCTGCGGCTGTCTCGCCTCCATTTGGGCCGGGGGCTTCGGTGACGCTGACAACCACGTCACAATACGGCGGCAATGTCGGGGACAAGATCACAATTGCCTCGTCTCCAGTGGCGACCCCGTTCACGCCAAGCACGGTTATTGGGAATTTTGTTGTCCTGGGAATTTCGTTCAACGAGCTTGTGATTCAGACCGTTTCAAGCGGGTATGTCAACACAACGTTGCACACCACAGACGGCCCATTTGTGATGACGCTGGAAATTCCCACAACGTCAGCAAGTCAGGCTGTAAACGTGCTGAACGCTTTAGCGGTGGAAACATCGACTGGAATTTCGGGCGGCAATGGCGTACCGCCAATTGGGGGAAGCGGGATTATATTTTTGTCCAACAATTACCTTTACCCGGGAAGTGTTGGCGACATCGTTGAAATCTTTTGGGGCGCCGGATTTCTTTCGCTCGGAACATTTCTGATTGAAGGTATTGCGCCGGGGGCGTTATCAATTCAAACTCAATCGACATCAGAACAGGGCCACACCGTCATGGGGGCGCTTAGGATTCTGCCGATAAACAATCCGTACACAAACGCGAATTATTTTCTCATCCCGCCAATCGGACAGACGGCCTCGATCCCATTGGATAACCAGTACATCGGCAGTTTGGGAGACACGATTTCCATTCCCGGAGCAGGCACGTTTCTGGTTACGAACGTCGGTAATTTTCTGGAAGAAGGCCCGTTGGTGATCAGGGCAATTACGCCCGCGAACGTCGGCACGGTATTTCCAACCACATTCACGCTTACCGTTACTGATGCGCCATCCTCGACTGGACTGCTGATCAACCAACTGCCAGCAGCCACGGCGATGATCTATTACTCCGGAAGAATCTTCTTCGGTCAATCACTCCTCGGTCAAGCCGTGGTGAATTATGGAGACATTGTCGGCTCACTGTCTGGCACGGCCGCAAACAATTATTTGGATTCGGTTTTGTCCGTGACTCAAGCTCCACTCGTTTTTGGTGGAGGCGGATTCGCGCTTCCCATTTCTGGCCCCATTACGGGATTCGCGGTTCCTCAGATGATTAACGCCTCACTTGGGCAAGGGCTTTTAAATGCTGCAACTGCCAACGGTATATGCGCCATACAACTCCCGGCGAATCAGGCAGAATGGATTTCTCTTACAGCAGCCAATCCTCCTCAGATTTTCGTGGTGCAACAATCCAACGGGTTCGCAAATGACTGGTGCGTGTCGTCGGTTAACGGCGACTTGTGGTTTCAATCGTATGCCGCCGATATTCGGTCGTTGCTCACCGCCGTGAGATATTTCCAACAATGGGGCAACGTGTCGCTGTCGTCTAACGAGGATCGAATTCTGGCCTTGGTAAACGCGGCGCTATTGTTCTTCTCCAGTTCCATTTATTTCGATAATCGACTGCTCAACACCACTTACCCACAACAGACCCCGTATGGCGTGGTTCACCCGGCCTTGATACCCCTCGACTTGACTACGATCTCAACTTTGGAACAGCAAGACCCGCCAAATTGGGAAGCGAGTTGGGAAGGACTTCAAATCTTTCAACTCGACACAATTACGTTTGCAAACTCATCGCGCGCCTTTGCGACTGTTTTATCAACGACAAATCCCGGCGAAATTCAGACGTGGGAATTTGTTCAAAATCAGATTGGCGACATCTGGCCGACTGGACCTGTCCGAATTGGATGGCAGGCGGAAACATGCTCGTTTACATGGGGAGACCTTTTTAAGCTCAAGGAACTGCTCGGCGGTGAATTGTGGATCGACGAAATTCAAGGCGTCTTGGACGTGGAGGTGGAATATAAGCCTGACGGTAGCTCGTGCTGGTTCCAGTGGGCCGCATTCTCGGTTTGCGCCGAGACAACGGCAAACACGACATACCCCCCCATAGTGCTGTCGCCGGGCACCAGGAAGCCGCTGGTGCTTCCAAAACCACCACAGGCTTGCTCTGGGGAGAACAGTCGGCCATCGAGTATTTTGTACGAGTGCCAGTTGCGGCTGACGTTTCTAGGGGAAGGACGGCTGCGCGGGCTTAAACTTCATGCACAAGTGGTTAAGCGGCCTATGTATCAAGGTTTGATCGCCACGGTTGGAAGCTGGATTAAATCGGTTGGTCAGTTTATATTGGAAGGGTAATGAACTGCGCCATCGTCAACTGTCCACCCAGCCCGTCATTTCCGTTGCTCGGTTTCTCATCCGAGGCTCCCGACGTGCCGACGTTCACGGCTATGGGTTTCGGTCCCGGAGTACCGCCGCCCCTAAATTTCGACTTCGGCCTGACGGAAGGCTTTGCCGTCGCAACGTCAACTGTGTCGGATCAGGCTGCGTTGAGTGCCGCGCAGGCTCAGGCTACAGCCAACGCCATCGAGACGTGGATTGCTCCAGGAGAGTTGCCTCCACTCCAACAGGGCGATCCTGAATGGGCGTATGAGAACGATCAGGAGTTTATTGGCGTGCCTCCGATTTATTGAATTTCCCCGATGCTGGGTCTCTCCAATCCCACCGTGGAGGGCATGAAGCACGTCATGCCTCATTCTATGGGCGTAAGTGCGGGCGCTCGAAACGGGGGAACCGCACTATTTCTTTATCCGATTTATTGAGGCTCCATATTGGGCTTCGATTGTCGGACTTTGGTTGCGATGGTGTTTCTCTCTTTGACTGCGTCCTGATACTGCTTGCGCTGGTCTGCCGTCAGTGACGCCTTAAACTTTTCCTCGTTGGCTTTGGTGCTTCCAGTGAACAGGTGCTTGGCCGACAAATTGTAATGCTTTGTGATGGCTGAATACGGGATGCCTTTTTGTTCCGCCTTGAGAATTTCAGAACGAACAGCGGCCTCATCCGCATACCGAGCAGCCAGCGTAATGTCCCGGAACTTATCCTTATCGGGGTCGTAAATGAATTCCCCCGGTTCGCCGTAAACCTTATTTTTCTCCTTCCAAGTGTCGGCTAATTGCGAGACTCGCTGGACGGCGGAATCGCGATGCTCCGTGATGCCCAAAGAATTCATCATGGATTCGGACAATGATTGCTCACGGCCAGAGAACAGACCACGCGCTGAAATCGGAATGACGGTTTCGGCGGCGTCTTTGGCTTGCTGCGGTGCGGAGCGTTTTCTGCCGAAATAATCCCGCCCAGTGGCGACTTCCATTGCGGTGCGGCCGTAAACTGGATTGAGGCGGTTGCGAACGAATTGAGACGGCTCGGTTGCGGCCTTGAGAATGTCGCCTTGAACAGTGCGGAGCGAGTAAGCCTTTCCTTTGTAAATGACGTTGAAAGCGTTGGCGGGTTCAAAGTGATATTCTCCGCTGGTCAATTTGTTCAAGATTCGGGACAGAACGTACAGCGCACCAGCACCAATTAAGAGAGCCTTTCCTTGCTCCCCGATTTTGAACTTCCCATTTTCGACGTGCGGACGGCCTCCGTATTTGGTAAAAGCCTGTCCGACGAATCCAGCGCGAGCCTCTGTGAAGTCGGGTGACAATAATGCCAGCCTGAGCGCATCCTGCATTGTTGCGCTGCGCCCCATCATGGCGTAATTCAGTTCACCAAAAGCGGCGTTCATTTGGTTGGCTGTCAGATGATGCAATTCGTCCGGGGACAGATTCGGGAACAATGCCTTATTGCGCTCCAAGGCCATCAAGCCCGTTGTCATTTTTATTTTCGGGATGTAATCACCGAACAGCCATTCCTTGTATTGATTGACGCGCTCTCCAATTCCAAACGGCAGATGTTTTGACAGAGAAGACCCGGCCAAACCTTCGTCGAAATGCTGGCGTCCAGTTGTGTCGCCGATGACCATGCCTCCGCGCACGAGTCCGCGCTGATCGGGATGGGTCAGGTCGATGTCGGCCATTCTACCGATGCGCGTTTGCAGCCGTTGATGTTCCGCCGCGTGAATACCGATTTGGACTTGGTGAAAACCAGACAGATCGAGCATGGTCTGTTTGACTGTGCTTCCAAGATTCAGCATTGCACGGCCAAGTGGATGTTGTCGGATGCGAGATGATTCAAAGAGAGCCTTCACCTGGGGGAGCGCGTCCGGGTGAATCAGAACTGAGCCTTGCACCATGATCGGTTTGCCTTCCGCATCCTCGGCAACCCATTTCCATTTACGCAAGGCCGGATGATCGAACGCCCGATAATCAGCGACGTTCTTCGGTTTGATTGTCGGCTTGATGAGTAACGCGCCTTCTGTGGCTGGCCCACCTATTTTATTTGCCGCACCGCCAACGGCAACCCACGGTTCACCGCTGGGCGTTTTCATCTGCATCATGCCTTTTACCAACTGGCGGTCAGCAATGGCCTTATTCAACGCCAGATCGTATGCAGCAACACGCTTCACGAAATCTTTTTGAGGTTTGTACCCGGCAGCTTCGGCCTCGTGGTCGTATTCAAAAATGCGCTGCTTTGCGAGGGCGGGTTGTCCGGTGAAAATGCCGGAGCGCAATTCGGCCAAGATGCCATCCTTCCAAGAGGTGTCCTTCTCGTAATACCGATGAATGTAATTTTCAATGCCGTCCTCAAGGATGCCCGCTTCCTGTGCGTCCTTCAACCGTGCCTCGAAATAGTTCTGGATGTTCCGCGCAATGTTGATTTCCTCCGGGGACAGTTTAAGGGCGCGCTCGTATCCGGGTTTATATCGGTCTTTCGTAGCGGCAAGACCCGCGCGCAGCTTGGTTTCATCGCCGCCGTTGTCCACCCAATTTGAGATTGCCTCTCGCGTCAGGGCGTCTGGCAGGGCTTTTGTGGCGTTCTTAACGAAACGTCGGGCGTTCAACGCGGATTCAGATAAGGCAAGGTGCCGGTCGCCAATCAGGCCAGAGAACTTGGAGAAGTGCGGGTATCCTTCCAGCTTCGTTTTGAGATAAGTACCGACAGCGCGAAGACCTTGGAGCGTGTCCGCAATACCGTCTTTGATTGGCGCGAGTGACGCTCCAATATCAAAAGCCTTTTTGACATTTGGTTTTGGGCTTTGTTCCGCAAGGGTTTTCAGTGAATCGCCAAGCAACGCAAGATTGGCGGGAGAAATCTCGCCGGGGTCTGCCGGTGCTTTACCGCCCATACTCACAATCGGCGGTGCATCTTCCGGTGGCGGCGAAACCCCTTTGGATTTCAAGAAAGCATCCCTCGCCTTGACCTTTTGAGCTGGGGAGAGTTTCGATGCGTCGATGTCGTCGAGGGACTCGAATTGCTGTTTTGGAGCCTTCCCCGCCCCCGCTGTCTCTGGCGCGGGCTTGGCCTCTGGACTGGCAACCGGCGGCGTTTCTTGAACAGGCGGCGCAACACCCGGCGGCGCGGGCTGAGTTTCATTTGGCGCAACAATCGGGTCAGGATTTACTCCCTCAGAAACTTTTGCGGCTTCGGCCACCGGCGGGATGCTTGTTCCGCCCGGTTCGGGTTCAGGCTGGACAATTTTGTCGGCTGCTGGCACGATTGGCTCTGGCCCTTTTTCAACTTTCGTATTTTCTGGCTCATTTGATTTTGCTCCTTGTTCTATGTGGGTTGTGGCGAATTCCGCCGTTGATTTGGGCAGTATCTTCGCCGTTTGTTCTAAAGTTTTATGGACTTCTGGTGGTATTCCAGCTTTATCGGCAATTACCGCGCCTTTCTTGGAAAATAACGCCTCATGCCCCGCCAAGGCAGCAAACCCAAGGTTAGCGACCATGCCGGTCAAATGCTCCGCAACCGTCTTGGCGTCACGCTGGTCTTTGGGGAGTTTGGCCAGTTCGCCCGCCTCGTCTGCCGCTTGCTTCGCCGAAAGCCCCGCAAAGCCGCCTGCCAACGCTCTGGCGGTGATTGGAGCGGCCTTTGCCAAGATTCCACCTCCCGCCAGCAATCCAAGGCTCAGAGGGCTTGTGGCGCTCTCGTAGGCGTGTTGTAGGCCGAGGCCGACGCCCGTGATGGCTCTGCCGACCTTGCCCATGCCCTTGAGGTCATCCGGGTTGATGTCCGGTGCGAGTTTGACCAGAGGCTTGTTGGCGAACTGCCACGCTTTTGATGCGAAGGACTGCGTGTCGGGATGGGTGTTCGATACGGACGGATGCGGAGCCTCAACCAACGGGTCGGAATTAACAACCGGGTCTTGGTTTTCTGAAACTAACGGGTCTGGATTGGTGACTGGCATTGGTCATTTTGGAGACGCCTTGGCCGTCTGTAAAGCCTGCCAGTAAAGTTCCGTGGAGTCCCTATCAGTCAACCCTTCAAGTCTGGCGTCTGGATGCGATTTCAATCCTGAACGCAACTGATTTGTGGGACTCGTTTTAAATACAGAAGAACCGATTTGCTCGCCCTTCAATCCGAGCTTGTCAGCCAAGGCAGCGTCAAAAGCGTTCAAAGCAGCCTGATGTTGGCGTGGCGTCAGGTTCTTCATGGCCGCGTCGAAATCAGATTTCGAGAATTTGGCGGGAGTCGAGGGCTGTTTGGGCGCTGCCGGTGACTCTGCAAAAGAATCGTCGGGAGATTCAGCCGGAGGCCCTCCTTTCCATCTCATGTTTCCGCCTTCGTCCATGTATTGCGTGTGTGCGGGGATTGCCTCGTACTCGGGCGTTCCGTATGACACTTTGGCTGGGCCTTTGGGCGAGGTTGGCCCTGGCGTTGGCTGGACGGGTTCAGGAGTTGGACTGGCACCACGTTTTTCGCTCAGGTACTTTTGGACTTCGGTTGCGGCGGTATTGTACGCTTTTTCAAGTTTTGTCTCGTCTGCTCCTCCTTTTGGATTCACGTAAGCTGACCATGCTGTTTTCTTTTCATTCAACAATTCGTTCAACTGAGGGTCAACTTTTGACGCTCCTTGGCCGGTTACTTCCGTCCAGTCTTTTCCGCGCTTGTAATACTTTACCCCATCCACGGAAGTCACATTCGGACCCGCCTCTCCGTCGTCTTGAGGGTGGTTCAAATCGAATTGCCGTTTCTTCTCTGTCAAGTCCGCCGCGCGTTGGGACAATTCGCCAGTTTGATACGGGCTTAGAGTGGGTCTGAGAACTCCCGGAATATGACGGCCTCCAAACGAACCCGGAGGTGCCAACCAAGGCGACGGCGCTGCGGCCGCTGGCGCGGGCGCAACGGGAGCAGGTTGCGGAGGCGCTGGCGCTGCCGGTGGTGCTTGGAGGCTCATGGCCGGTGGTGTGAGCGATGCCGATTGAGGCATTGCGGGAGCGGCAGGCTGCGCAATGGCGGGTGTGCCGGTTCCGGTCGGATCGTCAGGTTTAAATGTTGGCGCGGGAGATAAAGCCTTATACATCGAAGCCATTCCCGGAGTGAACTCACCGACCTCAGCGCCATACTGCATCAATAAAGCCTGTTTCTTCTGTGAAGCCTGCGGGTCTGTATCAGGAATGGACTGCAATCCAGAGGTGTACTTTTGAAGTGCGACCATCTTCCGAGCGGCGGCTTGGTTCAGCGCCTGAAACTTCTGCCGTTCAACTTCGCTCTTATCGGAGTCTTGAGCCTGGTCAAATTGAGTTTTCTGCTCCTCGTCACGAGAGCGGCGCGAGGATTGAATCGCCTGATTGATGCGTTGGGCGGGATCGAATTGAAGCCAAGGAGGCAAAGAGTAGTCGGCCATTATTTTCTCCGTTTCTTTTTGGAGCGCGCAATCATTTTGTCCGCCGCAAGAAAGGCCAGACCAATTAAATGATCTAAGGCTATATGCCAGTGTGGATTGTCGCTACTCGAAGGCTCGGATGAAAACTCGCCCAAAGGAGGTAATTGCACGTTCTTTGCGATCATTAACCCATACAGGGCTTGGCTCGCGAGAAAATTTCGGTCGCTTATTGTCATGGTTTTCTTTCCTCAAAATATCGCGTCATAATTTCGCGAGTTCCTCTGGCGTTTTCCGAGTTTTGATACGCGGCGTTGATGCGGTCGCGGTGTTCTCCGATGGCATAAGACCCGGCATAAAGATGCTCGAACCGGCGCAGCATTCCGTCGTCAAACTTATTCCCGCCGATGGCGTGATACAGCATCGCGCACGAATCGTAAAAATAGGGTTCTGGTGGTTTGCCTCTAAACGTCACAACTGGCGCGAACGGGTCAAACGGGCAGAACTTTGGAAGAGCCGGACGATAGGTAAGTTCTATCGCCCGGCGTAACTTCACAGGGTCAGGCACCACAAAGAAAGCTGTGTGCAATCGCGATACCGTCACCGCTTTGGCAATGGGGCAGATAAATTCAGGAATGAACTCGCCAGCGATCAACCCTTCCGTTTCAAAATCCTCGCAGTTCTCGAAAAACACCACGTCGGAATCGACGACGGCGAAACCACGACCCTGTGATCTGACCGGGTGATCTGAATAGACTAATTCCTTTATAATTCGGTCATTGGTTTGTGGATTTTCAGGATAAGGAAAATTAAATTCAAAACCGTTATCGCCGCAAATCTCGGCAACGTTCAGTCCGATTGATTTCACTGTGCCCTCATAGTAAACGCAAACTCTAACATTCGGAAACCCAACCCGAATCGTTTTAAGCGTGAGCAAAGCCCCGGCCTTGTTTTCCTCAGAATCGCAATAAATCGGGATGTGAACAGATTCGATCATGGGTCGTCTTCTATCCATTTTTCAAACGTGTCGTTTCTTTCTGCTCCGCAACGTTTGCAGATTTCACAAGTCAATCCGCCGCATCCAATTAACCACCAGTTGTGTCCAAAAACTTTGCAGATAATTTTCTTCATATCGGCCTCCCTTCCGCGTCGTGATGTTCATGCCAGCTATTCTCCCGAAGACCCAACGAAATCCTGCGCAAATCCGGGAACGGCAACCGGCAAAGGTGTTCCAAAATCGCCATGATTATTTCATGCCCTGAACTGCGTAGCGTGTCCGCGACCTGACCCTTCCACGCCGCCTCTGTTTCCCACACGATGCTGTCCGAGTACACCCGATGGATGTTTTTGACAATGGGATAAAGCCAAAGGTTCGAGTGATAAAACGGATTGGAGTAAACGTCAGCGGCCAATCCAAAACAGTCCAGAACATGCAATTTGTAATCCTTGATCTCCGGGTTGTCTCGATCAATGAGATCGTCCACGGCATGAACAAGCGTGCCGTAAGCGTCCACAAATTCCAATGCGCCGGGGATGGGTTTCAAATGTTTCTCGATTTCTTTTTGCAAGCAAATGTCCATCAGTCGCAACCTCCACTGCCGCCCCCACCTCCCGCCGCTCCCATTAAAGAACCAGCGCTTATTCCAGCCTTCATGGACGGTTGCTGCAACCAATAAGGCTGCATGTAATTTGGATTTGACACTTGCGCGGACGGCCCTGCGCCCGGCTGCTGTGCGGCCACGCCTCCTTGGGCTACGGCTGGGTTTGCTGCGCTGGTGCCCGTTCCTCCTGCGGGCATTCCAAGCATCGCCGCATAATTGGCAAAGCCTGGGTCTGGCGTGACTGTTGGTGGATTAACCATAGGCTGTCCTTCAAATTCGTCGTCCATAAAATCAAATCATGCTCATTATTGAGGAAAATAATCCTGATGCGGTCGGGTTTGGAGCGGCCTGCGCAGTCTGCGCAGCCTGCGCAGCGTCCTGTTGCTGTGCGGGCGTCACGAAGCTGGCAGCGGGATTGTATGCAGCGCCGGTTGGAGTCATTCCAAACAGCGTATCGAAATTGCTCATGCCGGTTTGTTGCTGACCAAGTGAGGTTAACCCCAAGGCTTGCAGATAAGCCGCATTCGTGTTTGGACTTCCAGGAGCCTCGCCTGTCGCCACACCGCGCTCTGCCGATTGCTGCGCCAGAAGATTTTGCACGTCTTGAGGAACCTGGCCGGATAACTCCTGCTGAGTGTTTCCGGTCGCCGTCTGCAACATCCCTTGATAATCCGGCAGGTTCATGTCAAACGGTAACGCTGCGCCACTCGCCGAAATGCTGTCCGCCCCCATCGTCAAATTGGCGATGTTTCCAAGGTTTTGACGGTTGCCACTGACCGACTGAGCCGCGCTGGAAATCGGGTTTGCCACACCCGGCACTTGACCGTACAACTCACCAAGAACGCCCCCAGTGCCGGACATGCTCGTAAGCGTGGGGTTTGACCCGCCGCTCAAGGAACCGGGGATTGTTCCCGGTAAAACTGTTCCTGTTCCTACGCTGTTAGATGGCATAAAATCATTTCGGTGATAAGCCCACTCGCTCCCAACCATAACGTCCGAATGGCGAGAATTGAACCGACACGCGATTTTTTCCCTCGCGATGAGTTACCTGGCCTATGAGCATTTTAATCGCCATATCGTGATATGCCTTGGCCTGTGCCTTGGAATCCGCATCGTCCATTCTGCTCATGCGAACGGCTTGCGCGGCCAGCGTAATCGCCTCCTTGCTCTGGATAAGGCAATAATCCGGCGCGGATTGAACCGGCACCAAATCCAGCTTTGCCAGTGCCGTGACCATGACAAATTCCTTGCGAGGATACGGACATCCGCATTGCTCCGGTTGCTGGTTGACTACGACAGGACGAAAACCCGGACAACAATTGCCAGGGAGGTTGTGGAGGTAATAGCGACGATACCAACCCGTCGTCTCGGTCGGTTCCATCACAGACAGGATTTCCGACGTTCCCCAAATAGGGTCGCTCTGCCAAATCTGGACTTCACCTTGCGTCTGGTCTTTTTGAATGCCAGTCAAGAATGAATATTCGTTGACAGACATCGCGTATGGAACCGCGAGCGTGACGAATTCTCCTTGAACGGTTCTACCGTTGTCCTGAGAGGTGATGACGTTTCCATTCTGGTCAAGCCCTTGAAGGAGCACACGCGGAATTGCGCCCGTCAGTGGATTTGGCGCTGCGTCTGCCGAGTTGACCGAAAAAATCTGAATCTGTTGGGGAGGGTTGCAAATATCAACAAAGGTGGGAGCGTAATTTCGGGTGTAACCGCGTCGGTTCCATTCCCGCCCGCATCGGCTCCAGCGGTCGTTTTTTGGCATTCGACCATCTCCGAATTCGAGGTACTCTTGAAATTGGTTGGACAGAGGAATTGGCCGTTGGCAGCCGTCGATGGCGAGCAGGCCAGCCACGCCGCGCGGGGTTGTTATGTACGGGTTTTCTTTGGATGCGAGGAATGCCATTTCAGCCCACCCGCCAATCCACCCTTCTTCAGAAGTTCTCGGATCAAACAGCAAACGCTCCATCGCGGCGTTGATGTAACTGAACGCGCGAGGATCCCCCGGACACAAACCAAGCGACTCCAGAAAGCTCGTATCAGTCACAAGGTCATGCGCTCTCAAGCGTTGCATTTCTTTTCTTTACACCGTTTACCGATGGGTGTAAAGGAAAGGTTGATGGATTTCACAGACGCGCGCGCTCTCGATATGGTGGCCGGGGATTTGGTCTGGTCAGATTTTCAGCGGGCGTACAACCGCGGTCGCATTAATGGACTCCTCAACGGCGACCCGCCATTCAACCGTCAGGAAAAGGAAAGCGCGAAGGTTGTAACCAACCTGAACGATTTGGTCGGAACCTCACTGGCCCATGATGGCCGGGCGCAGATGAACAATGGCCTTCTTCAACAGGGCCAGTACGCAACCTGCCGCACCGATTGGCCTTCCGTCGAAACCCGGGACAAAATAAGCTCCATCGTCGAAAAGAAATTTAATCATCCCCTCTTGGACTCAACGGATTATTTCGAGTGCATTCGGGCCGAAGCGGGCCAACTCATCGCGCACGGCATGGGCACGTCCGTTTGGGAAAACCCGGATTACATGATCCCGACTGAGATTGGTATGGCTGATTTGCTGTGTCCGACCAACACTCGGATTGGGTTCAAAAACCTTCCGTTTATATTCTTGCGCCGGTCATTTACCGGAATGGAGTTTGCGGAGTTGTACCGGAAGGACAAAGTTGACCCTGGCTGGAATCGGGACATGATCAAGGACTGCCTGAAATGGGTCAGCAAGCAGATGACAACCGGGCTGGATTCTCAGACCACCGCATTTTACCGGCCAGAACAATGGGAAGAAGAAAACAAGCAGGACGCGGGATGGTATGCGCCTGACCGTTGCCCCACTATTGACGTGTTCGACATTTACGGCTACCGGGAAGCGCATGGAAAATACCCGGCTGGATGGGTGCGCCGGATCATGCTGGATCAATGGAGTGGAACAGGCAATCCACCGGCCAAAGGCGGCACACCGGAACGGCGAACCGACGGCGTCTTGAAAAAGGTCAAAAAGGGAGATTTTCTCTACACGTCGGACGCAAACCCGGTTTGTTCCACGTGGAACAATATCACCAGCGTCCAGTACGGCGACCTGTCGGCTGTGTTCCCGGCCATGCACAATTCCGTCCGGGGATTGGGCTGGATTGTTTATTCTCTTTGCCACATTCAAAACCGACTAAAAAGCCGGTTCTACGACTCTGTTTTTGAGCAACTTCTGCAATATTTTCAGGTGTCTTCAATGGACGATGTTGCCCGCGCAATGAAGGTCGAATTGGCTCAAATGGGGTTCATCGACGAGACGATCAAAATGGTCAAGGCTCAAGACCGTTGGACTCCCGATTATCCATTCGTCGAAGGCGGTCTTGGCATGTTGCAGAATGACATCCAGAACAACAGCAAAGCCTGGACGCAGAACTCCACCGGTGGAAATGAGAAGACCGAAAAGACCAAGTTTCAATACATGGCGGAATTGCAGCGCATGAACGTGCTGGTGTCAGCAGCCATGAATCAGATGTATTTTTACCAGAAACAGCAAGATCGGGAAATGTTCCGCCGATTTTGCAGGCCGAATTCCCGTGATCCAATAGTGCGCCGGGCGCGTGAGCAGTGCATCCGGGAAGGCGTCGATGAAAAGTGGATAAACAATCCAGACGCGTGGGACGTACAACACGAGCGCATGATGGGGCAAGGCAACCAGACTTTGGAAATGATGGTTTCCTCAGAATTGCTTCAAATGGTGCCTGGGATGGCTCCTGAGCAGCAGGTCAAGGCGAAACGAAATCACGTTAATGCGCTGACGCATAACCCGCAAATGGCGATCGAGTACTTCCCGGACAAGCAGGACGAAAACAATCTTGCCGGAATGCAAGCCAGGACGGATTTCAATACAATGCTGGGAGGCATCCCCGTTCCGCCAGTGCCAGCGCAGGTCAACCGCATCGAATACGCGGTGGAACTGTTGAAGCAATTGGGCCAGCGAGTTGAGACGCGCGAGAAGTCTGGGGGCATGGTCAAGCCCGATGAATTGCAGGGGTTGAAGCTGACTGCTAATTGTCTGGCTGAGAACATCCAAATTATCGAGCAGGACAAAACGATGGCTCCCGTTGCAAAAAAGATGTCCGAAGAATTGGGCAAAATCACGAATTTGATCAAGGCGTTTGAGCAGCGATTGCAAGCCGCTGCGAAGAAACAACAGGAGGCTCAGCAGCAGAACGGTGATGGTGGGGAGCAGATGGCTAAAGTAGCCGCGCCGATTATCATGGCGAAGACCAAAGCCAAGATCAAAGAGGCCGAAGCACAGCAAAAAATGCAGCATAAGGACGCCCAGTTCAAACAGCAATTGCACCACGAAGCCATCAAGACGCGGGCGGGTATCGCCAAAATGGATTTGGAAACCGCCGCCGGCATCAAGCGCAATCGGGTTCTTGACGAAGGCGAGGATGAATCCTGAGGGCGGCATAACCGAAGACGGTCTTGATTGCACCGATGAAGACGACGATTAAATGCGTGTGCGGGGCCAGCTTGGAAGTGGCGGGAAGAACCGAAGAAGACCGGACAATTGTTGCCGCTGCCAACGATTGGCACCTGACGCCGAGAGGACTGGCGTTTTGCCCGGCCTGTAACTTTGCCAGAAATCGAGTTGCGCAAATAACCAGTGATCTCGCTCGAAGAAATGTCGCTCATGCCAGTTGATCTATCCAAAAAGAAGGTGCTCGTAGTCGATGGCGGATTTTTTATCTGCGCCGCGCAACGCCTCGCTCGCGATTTCGGAACCGTTTACTACTGCGATCCGGCGTGGGAAACCGCTCAAACCAAATACGATCACGCTCTGACTGGAGTTGGACTGGACGGCATCGAGCGCGTCAAGGAAGTTTGGGACGTGATTGATGACGTGGATTTAGTTGTGTTCCCGGACGTTCTTCGGTCCGGGATGCAACTGCACATTGAGAAAATGGGCATTCCGGTCTGGGGCGCTCGCCGGGCTGACAAGCTCGAAATCAACAAGCTGTTTTTCAAGCAGTTGCAAGAACGTCTCGGCATGAACTTCGCCGAATACGACGTGGTTGACAGCCTGGATGCGCTTCGGGATTACTGCAAAGACCCAAAAAACGATGGCCGATGGATAAAGGCCACACCACAATTTCGAGGGGACAAGGAGACTTTTGAAAACGTCAGTTACGAGGAAAGTAAGGAGCATCTTGCGGACATGGAGTTGCGACTGGGGGCTATCGGTTCACTGTTGAGATTCCTAGCGGAGAAACCAATCAAGGCGAAGTTGGAAGGCGGGTTGGACACCTATTCGGTGGACGGGATGCACCCGAAAGTGGCAGTGCAAGGGTACGAAAAAAAGGACATGGGTTATTTCGCCACTGTCCAAAACTGGGAGGACATCCCGGACGAAATCAAATCCGTCTGTGAGCCATTGTGGCCGGAATTGAAAAAGCGTCGGTGCCGTCAGATGGTTTCCACCGAAGTCAAAATTACGGATGCCGGGGATTCGATTCTCCTTGAGCCGACTGTTCGATTTCCTTCGCCCGCCGGTGAGGAGCAAATGGAACTTTATGGCAACTTCTCTGCAATCATCTGGGAAGGCGCTCACGGGAATCTAATTGAGCCTGAAATCACCGCTCAGTTCGCGTGTGAGGCCATGATCGAGCACAACGGGAAGGATACAAATTACCGTAGCCTTAAAGTTCCAAAGGAGATCGAGCGATGGGTAAAACTGTATCAGGCGACAGGCGTTAAAGACAGGATTGCTATTGCGCCAGGGCAATCATGCATCGGGGCCGTGGTTGGAATTGGGAACACGCCAAAAGAAGCCTTGGAACACCTCAAGGACAATGCCGATGCGCTCAAGGATCAGCCTGTCAAAATTCACGTCTCGGAGTTGGCGCATTTGCTGGAGGAAATCGAGGAAGCTCAAGCGCAGGGTGTCCACTTCACGGACAAACCCATGCCAGAACCCGCTGAGGTGTTGGCGTGAGAGAACCACTCGTCACTCTGCGCGGCACAGTTCCCGGCTTTCTGGTTGACGGCCAGCCGCTTGACCCGTCGCACCCTTGTCATCCCGGAATGAAATCGGGCATTTTGTTCAAAGCCGCCCGGTCGATGCTTGGCAAGGGCCGTGGCGTGAAAAAGAAAACTGGCGGTGTCCACACAAAGACTGTTACCGTCAAGAATGCTGGCATGACCAAGAAATGAAATCCAAACCGACCATAACCGTTTTTTCAAGCCCAAAGCAGGTGTTCCAATCTGACCCCAACCTGGTTTCGCTGCATCAAAAGATGGTGGATTCGGACATCTGCGAGGCCAGCCTTGAAACCGCTTTGACCGACTTGGTTTACGAATTGTCCGATAAAGTGAACGATTCCAATTCCGCAATGGGCGCAGGATTCCAGCTTCGCGGCGCTGTTAAATTCCTGAAACGATTTAAGGAACTCGCGGAATTGACCAAACCCGCCCCGCCATTGGAAGACCCCGGCGAATTGCGCCCGCAAGAAGATAAACGGAGACCATAATTATGAGTGACGCGACCATGACAGCTCCACCTACCGCGGCGGCCGCCGCAGAACCAGCAACCACGCCGGGGCCGAAAGAGTTTTCACCAAGTTCCGGTGGCCGAAGCCATGCCTCCCTTCGAGACGCGCTGGAAGCCCATGCCACGCCTGACCCAAACCGCCAACGAAAGCCTGAGCCGGTGTCGCAAGCCGCACTCCCGACTCCACCAAAGAAAGAGGACAAGCCAGTTGAGGCCAAAGTCGAGGATAAGCCCGAAGGGAAAAAGGCCGATGCGAAGGGTGATAAGTTGCCCGTTGGACGGCCCCCTACAACGAAAGCGCAGGAGACTTGGGCCAATCTCAAGGAACGCGCCAGGGTTTCGGAAGCGCGAGTCAAGGAATACGAAACTCAGCGTGTCCCGGAGCAGGAGCGAACCTCCATCACGCAGCGCATGGAACAAATCCAGAAGCGCAACGATGAATTGGAAAACCATATCCGGTTCACCAATTACGAGCAATCGACGGAATTTAAGGCCAAGTACCAGGATCCTTACGAAAGCAGGCTTGCTGACGCCATTACGGAATTGTCTCAAATCCCGGTGACGGGTATCGATGGAAATGTGCGGGCCGCAACTCAGGATGATCTTTTCGAGCTTATCAATCTTGACCCGGTGAAGCGTTTGGCCGTCGCCAAGGAGAAGTTTGGGGATTTGGCTCAGGAAGTGATTGACCATGCGAAGGATGTCCGAAACTTGCTCATCACGCGCAACAAGGCTTTGGACGAAGCCAAGGTCAAAGGCAAGGAGCGTGAAACTCAGCAATCGGAATTGATGACTCGCCAGATGAAAGCCTTCGAGGGAAAGGTCAGGGAGTGGTACTACGCCGCCGAAGCCGAGTGGAACAAAGACCCCGACGCAAAGCTGTTTGACACCATCACGCGCGAGGACGGCAAGGAATTGACCCCGGAAGAAACCGAGCACAACAAACTTGTTGAGAAAGGGAAAGCCCTGTCCGCGTGGGTGTCGAAACACCCAAAAGACGCCAAGACCCCGGAGGAAGCGGCTGAGATCGTGCGGAAGCAATACGCCATCCTGAAGCGAGCAATCCATTTTGCGCCACTTCGTCGGCTGTACAAAGCGGTCGTAAAAGAGCGCGATGCCCTGAAAAAAGAAAATGACCAGTATCGAGGAACCACGCCAACTACGGCTGGCCGAATCACAAACGGACA